TTGTCACTGTCAAGCAGGGAAAGCATGCGCTTGAGCTGCACGCGGGAAACAACTTCATTCCAACCGAAATACTCTCCTTCACTGTGGAGATCCGCAGGAGCAACAGTCATGTCCATGAAGCAGTTGTACGGATCAATCCGCTTGATGCAGTTTCCACCATAACTATATTCACGGATGGCGGCAAGGCCAGCACTGGAAATGTTGGTATCAGTGACAACGGATTTCAGTGGCGTCTTTTTCCAATAGACACAAGCAGCTCCAAAGTTGTATTTGAAGCCGTCGCGGAAAATCTTGAGTAGTTCGCGGGGCCACCCGTACCGTACAGACTGGTCGCCGAGCACAGTCTCAAACTGCATAGCCGCACTCATGTTATCAGGAGTGGAGACCACACCAAAGATGGGATGGGAAGTAAGGAAGATGCCAGCTTGGTAAGCTACAGCACTCTCAACCTGCGGCATGATGATGGGCACGGTAATGTCCTGCATCTTCCGCGCGTCGCCCTGCATGTTGGCACGTACAGCTTTGATGTGCTCTGCCGTAGTGTTCAGCTGCCGCTGGTATGCACGGTCACGATACCGGAGCAGGGCACGGAAATCAGACAGGCTGGAACCTGCACGCTCTGCGCAGTCCTTGGCATATTGCAGGAATTCCTGCCGCTGAGGAATGGAGAGAGTGTTGACGATTGAGATTTTTGGATCGGCCATTGGTGGCTCCTTGGAACTTTCGGATTAGAACGGTAAGGCTAGTGTACCTGCGTGGGCAGCTTCTACTGGTTCCGAATCCACATCGAAGATATTCTTGACAGCGAGTTCCGGATACTCTTGCATGATCTCATCCACGTAGCCAATCGGATCAATAATGTCATCTGTGTTAGATATCTTGAGTGGGTTCCATTCCATAATCTGATGGAGCACGGCAGAACGTACAGCCGGGGCCAGGAGGATCTCTCCTTTGAGGAGTTGCAAGAGGCCACGCTTAATGCGATTGTTCTTGGCTTGGCCTTTAGGGGAGAGCTCGACGAAATAGAATCCGGTAATTCCTTCTTGCTCGCAATAATGATCGAACCAAAAGAGGAGAGTTGATTGGTACGCGACACCCTCTACGGCAATCAGGCGAGTTCCACGAGATAGGCCAAGGGCGATGGCAGCCTTAATAGTCTCTAGCGGGGTGAATGTTCCAGACTCCAGCCCATCAAATACTGGCTTACCGTCGCATACACTGTAATGGGAGATTGTGCAGTCGTCTCCTTGCTTCTTGCCAGATGAGGGGTCAATGATGATGAATGAGCCTTCCGGGTCAGCGTCCTCGTAATAGGCTGGCAGGAGCGGGATCTTGTTAATATCTATGCCGCTGGCAGAGGCAATATCTGTGGAGTTCAGGATCTCTGAGATGAAGATTTCCGCATGGCCCATCTCTGCATCAGATTGGTATTCACTGAGGAGTTCTTCAGCGGGGCGCAATTCCTCCCACAGACTGGAGCCGTCAGCAAGCAGGCCACCTACAATGAATGAGGTCCATTGAGTATTGTTCTTGAGCTTCTCAAGGATGCAGTTTTGCGGATACATGTTACCTACGTAGATGTAGGTGCAGCCACTATTACTGCGCGCCTTCATCAGCGTGCCAAGGATCCACTTCAGGAGCTGATCACTGAGTTCCTTGTTCTCACTGGTTTCTCGCTTCTGCACGTCGTCCATAATGATGACGTCAGGGCGTTTATTCTTCCGGTTGATGCCACGGACGGCAGTCCCTGCACCGATGGCACGAAGAATGATCGGGCGGCCGCGAAAATGAAATACCTTGAGGGCTTGAGTATCTACCTCAATTTGTACTTGCCAGTTGCCGAACAGTTTACGGATATTGGGAGAGCCTAGCAGATCGCAGATATCGGAGAGTGTGTTGATTGCAAGATCTTCAGAGGCGCCGACAATGAGGATGAATTGCTTTGGAGAGAATAGGATGTACCAGAGACAGAGGAGCTTGATGAATGTAGTCTTTGCAAATCCCCGAGGAATACCTATTGCGTACCGTTCCAGCTTATCCTTGAAGGAAGTAAGCATATGGAAGAGGGTAATGTAGAATGGAGGGAATTGCATTGTGAACTCATCAGGTGCAGATAGCATCCCAAGAAAGTTTAGGTCTTGTCTGGTGAGTTCTGCTGCCTCCTGCGAGGATGTTTGTAGTTCAGTTGTGTCGGTCATAGCCTTTCCTATAAACACGCGCCCCTGTACTAGCGGGCGCGCGAGGGGGATTAGAACGCGATCCTGGTCGGGTCGTGGCGATAGACCCACTCGCCATCCCAGCGCATGAACGTCTCACCCGGCCGCCAGAATGTCAGATATTCAAGCGTCGTTGGATTGGTGACGAGGATCTTGCCCGCGCGCTCCAATTCGTCCATGTGCGCGATCCAGTCGCCCCCGAATGCCGTCGAGACGTCGAACGGCCCAGGCGCATCGATGATGTTGTGGATGTACGGGCACAGCGGCATTGATGCAAGCGCGATGTAGTCCATCCGTTTTCGTAACGTAGGCCGCGCCGGCGTGCTCCCCACGTGGTCATAATCAGCCGCTTGGGGGATGTTCTCGTACGCCTGTTGCATGAGACGGTTGAATCGGCCTGCCATCGGCAGCCAAGTCGCATCGTCAGACCAGATCATGTCCTGGGTGTACGTCGCATCGTAGGGGTCGATCCCCCACTCCGCATCCGCGCACGGCCGGCGGCCAGCGTCGACCCCGTGCCGTTTCAGCAAACCCGCCATGTCAAAACCGGCGTTCAGCGATGTGTTTTGCAGCCACTGATGCCAGCGCATCCCGTCAGGATTGACTCCCGCGCCGGCCAGAGCTGCGCGCTGCTGCGCTAGGACCAGCGAGTAGCGAGCCGCAGTGACGCCGGCAGTCATGCCAACCGGATCGCCTTCAGCGTCGACATCATGCCCGTGTGCAAACACGTCGAACCCGAGATCTGACATGCGGCGCAGATCTTGATATGTCGGGTAAAACGTGCCCGCCTCTACTGCGTTTTGCGAGCCGCCAGCCCCCCACCCGCGCGGCAGAAATTCGCGCTCGACGAGATCGCGCGCCGATTGATACCACCCGTCGAAGATCGGCGTGACGACGCCGACAGGCCAGTCGGGGGAGTAGATCCGGTCAATGTCAATCTCAACTGCCGCGGTCGTGGTCAGTGTCACGAAAACGCCGGTGATCGGCTCGAAGTATCGCGCGCTGTATCCCCACTCACTCGGCGACCCAGACGACAAGAACGCGCTACTCGGGAGCGCAATCGTCCGATATTTGTTGTTCCACACTGCGGCATGCGCGGGGTTCGTGATTCCGTGACGGGACTTCGGATCACCGATCAACACCGCAAAACGGCGGTTCGCAAATCCATTGTCTTGACACAGACTGACATACAGCCGGGTGATGTTGCTCCAGTCGGCACATTTCAGCCGAATATGCACAGAGCCGCCTGCGCGAATCGACTGGTCCCTGACGCCTTTTTCCAGCCGTACGGGCAGCGGGATCAGCGCAGATTTGTTCGCCTCGGCGCCTGCCGTCGCCACTCGAATGGCTCCGTCGGAAAAATCCCCTGCACCCGGCTGATGCGTGATAGTGACGTTGTTCATCGTGATCGGCGTCATGCCGACAAACTGGGCCGGATCTAGGATCGGCAGGTGAGCCGGCTTGACCCACGACAGCAGTTCTTGCAGCCGACCCGCAGGCAAGCCCGAAACACCGTTGCCCGTCGTGACGACAGTGCCGCGTTTTCTAAGCCCCCCACCCGGGCTCGTTGTGGCCGTGACCGTAGTTTCGCTCTCACTTACAAGATCCCCCATGCGGACATATCCAGTATCTCCGCTCTCGGGGTCGTAAACAGACACGAAGGTGCTGTCTCCAATAACTTCCTTAGGAACAAATTTAGTCATTTGGTTATCTCCTTGGTTAGAGCATGTCAGGCGACAGCTCAGGGGGCAGTTTACGGGAAACTAAAGACTTTGGAACACTCAAATGCTCAAGTCGACTGGCTGCTTTCTCCAGTTCGGTAATCTTTGGCAGCAATGCGCCGGTGGCCCGGGCACTCAGGATATCGTCGAGCGTCTTAGGTGTAGCAGACAGCATGGTTTGTCCCTCCACTTCAATGATTTCATTCTTGGTGTTTGTAATGTAGCGCGGGATTGCAGCCTGCGGCAGAGTAAGGGCTACAGTTACGGA